CTTCTGTTCTTCAATAAGGGAAATCTTACCCTTGAGTTCTGCCAACTTAGTCTTGTCATCATCAGATACAGAACCTTGTGTATAGGTTTCGATATCCTTCTCTAACTTAACATTGAACTTTTCTAACTCATTTATAGAAGAACGAATCTTAGCAATCTCTACATCATGTTTACGAAGTGTAGCAAGGTTATCTTTAATGATATCTAGTCGTTCGTGTTCTTCCCTTTCCATTCTATTGGCGTCTGCAATAGCTCTGTCGAGTTGTCCGAGTTTTCCAGTACTTGCATCAATCTTCGTCTGCTTTGTCTCTGGCGTGATATCCTGTTCGCATGTCGGACATTCCTCGTTGCTCTGGAAAAAGTTGATCTGCCTTTCATGTTCACCTCGTTTGTTAGATAGTGCAGCTTCTGTTCTGGATAATTTTCTAATCTTTTCTTCTAATCTAATCTTATGTTCACTATCAAATGATAACGCTTCTTTAGCATTATCCAAGGAGACAATCTCTCCCTGTTTAGTTTTTATAGCAGAATCATTTGATGCAACCTTAGACTTACTATCATCAATGATAGATGACTTGTTCTCAATCACATCTTTAATAAATCTTTCTTGTAGGGCTGCCTTTTCTTTTGTCAAGTCATACGTCTGTTCAGTGTTCCGAATATTCTCATTTAGTTCTTTTGTTTGATTCTTCAATAGGAAGTTCATCAAAGAGAAAATCTTAATGTCTAGGATATCCTCGACAACCTCACGGCGTGCCTTGGTAGTAAGTTGCATGAATGGTACAAAGGTAGACGAACCTAGTATAACAACCTGTGTGAAAGAACGATAGTTCAATCCCATAATCTGTTGTTCTAAGTACTTCTGATAGTCTCTGGCGTTTGCGTCTTGGTTAATCATACTACCATTAACATACACTTCAAACTTATTGGGTTTGATACCCCGAATAACCTTAACGTCCTTCCCGCCCACGTTAAACTCGACCTCAACCACAGACCCGCTGTTATTTACAGTGTTTACCAATTGCTTCTTGGAGATATTTCTGAAAGGTTTATTAAACAAACCAAAGCACAAAGCGTCAAGAATGGTAGACTTTCCAGCACCATTCTCTCCAATAATCAGAGTAGATGAACTCCTGTCCAACTGGACTTCTGTGAAGGTATTCCCTGTCGAAAGAAAGTTCTTCCAACGTACATATTTAAAAGTAATCAAAGTTCTAAGTCACTCGCTTCTAAGTATAACGATTTCATCATTGATGTGAGTCTTTCTTTATTCAAGTCCACATCTAGTTCATCAATATATCGCTCCAACACTGTCATAGTGTCTTCTGCATTTTCAACAATAGCATCATCTACATTAGATGCATCTAATTCAGAGAAGTCCTCTACAATCTTCACCTCATGGGCGCAAGATTCAGATAAGACTTTATCCACAAACCTATCGAATTGATAGATATCTTTCTTATTAACTACAACTATTCTAACATACTTATCCTTCAATGTCAAGACATCATAAGAAGAAAAGTCTGTTGTTGTGTCATCGTAGTAAATCTTTTCAAAGATAGTGAAAGGGTTTAGTACACGTTCCAAGTCTCTGGTAGTAGTGTCGAATATATGGAATCCTTTAGGACATCCATAGTCAGCCCAAGTCATTTGGTAGGTAGTACCAAGATAGTAAACCTGTCCGTCATCAGACTTCTTGTGGAAGTGTCCACTGAATACCGTATCGAACTTCTTTAGGAAACCTTTGTCATATCCACCCTCGGCCTTTACACCAGCATGCATCTCAAACCCATTAATCTCCAAGTGTCCAATTGCAACCTGTGCCTTGGTTTCTTGAATGTGAGTCATAGTTTCTGCATGGTTCTCTGGACAAATCCAAGGAATGAAACAGATAGGAGTTCCGTCAAACTCTACTGTAGCTGTTGCTGGGTATGTGTGTATATTGTCGAACTTACCATTAATCAACTCTTCTAGAGAGTTAACATCATTAGTGTTCTTATAGAATGTATCGTGATTACCTACCAGCATGTGGAGAGTAATACCTAGTTCTTCGTGTTTCTGTAGAAACCGTTCACGAAAGTCTTTGGCAATCTTATAGGAAACAAACTTACGTCTGTCCATAACATCACCACCATGAATAACCGTATCAATGCCACGTTTAATTAACTCTGGGAAATATACTTCATCCCAGAATTTGTAAAAGTAGTCATTGAAAAAAAGGTTATCGTTTCGTGCGCCGAAGTGCGTATCAGTTATTAGCGCTATCTTCATTTATTTCTTCACCTTGTTCATCATAAAATTTTTCAAGTCCTTTAGGTTCTTTCTTAACCTTCTTCTTTGGTTTATAGACTGCTTCATCAGGAAGGAAGTTCTTTTGTAGATAGTCTACATATCCTGCCTGAGACATGTCTTCACCTTGCATCATCATCTCAACATTCATATTAGAAATAATTTGATGTTTGACATGTTGTTGCTTCTTCTCTTTTGCAATTCTACGAAGGAATGCATAGTAGATGATTTGAGTAAAGTAAGCAAAAGGGTTCTTGGACTTCTCTGGATTGAAGTTACCACAGTATTGTAAACAGTTCTCAATGCCGTCTGATATCATCTCATCCCGATAGGTATAGTTGATGAAGTTTGGACGGTATGACAAATGATTTGCAATCTTTAGAAAGCACTCGCCGATATAGTTCGTAACAGGTGGTTGTGGGTCACCCAATTCCTCTGCGTCTTTGCATTTATCTTTCCACTCTGACATAGCGGCAAGAAAGTCTGCATTGTTGACGTAGTGAACACCCTTTTGTTTTTTAGCCATTATCTTTATTATAACTCCACAGTTTGTTGTATTAATTTTACAACGTATAACATATTATACATTATTCACACGAAATGTCAAGAGATTATTCAATTTAACTTTATTTCTCAAAAACTATTGACAACCTCTTGACATGGTTGTATAATGGGTATGTACCCTTTGAGAATGATTAGAATTAGAGTATAAGCTAATGTATTGTTTTAGACACATTAGAGAATAGTTCTAACTGTTCTTCCATCTCTATTTCATCAAGTTCCTGATCAGTAGGTTCAATCCAGATATCATCATCAGGCGATTCACTTCGCATCCTTGTGACACAAACTTCATAAAACTTAGACAATCCGACTGAAGCACTTACTTTTAGAATTACACTACTCTTGTTGATTTGAAATACTTCTTCTTCAGAGAAATGTACCCATCGTCTTAACGATACAGATTCTTCGATTCCTTGTCTTGTAATTTTAGGTATTGAACTAACTAGTAATGGATTCTCTATCTGGTAAGTCTTTGATGCTATATCATCAGTAAGCTTACATACAATCTCTTCGCCACTAGATAACTTTAAAATAATATTCTCTGTTGTCATATCTTTATCCTTGTAATCTCGTAGTCAAATTCTTCTTCTGCATATATATTTATTCGTTCTTGAAAGTGGTTAATTGTAAAGTTTCTCTTAGACTTGTGTGTTAAGTCATCAGCTAAATCATAAAGAGTTGCCGATTCTTTACTTTCACTCTTACGCAATCCTCGACCTATACTCTGCAATGTACGAATTCTAGACTTACTTGGACTAGAGAATACGATGTTATGGAGATTACGGATATTAATACCAGTAGAGAATGTACCATAAGACGCAACAATGATTGCACTCTTTTCTAGTTCTGTAATAGCACGAATGTCTTCTCTTGTCTTAGTGTCTGTACCACCATAAACGTAGAACACCTTTCTATCAGTATCTTCTGATATCATCTTATGCAGAACATCACCATGCTTTTCTACATATTGAAACAGTACTAGTGTATTACCTTTTAGGTTGAGTGTCAAGTCTTTTATGAACTTATTTCTTTTTGGGTGTGTTACGATGTAGTCCATCTCTTCTTGGTATGTCATACCTTTGACAGTCTTACACTCTTCTTCTGAGTATGTTAGAACCAAAGACTGAATCTTAAATGAAGCAAGTGTCTTTGAATCAATCAACTTCTTAGTAGTGATAACCTTCTTGAGAGAACCAAACAGTCCTTCTAGAACCAATCTGTGTGTCTGCATACCATCAAGAGTACCTGTCAAACCAAAACGATATTTACATTTGTCTAACATGGTTAAGATAGAGGTTAGAGACTTAGCCTTAAATAGATGAGCCTCATCTCCTACAACCAATCCAAATGTATCAAAGTAAGACTTGGGCATCTTGTAGAGGGATTGCCATGTAGATATAACTACTGGTTTTGTGATATTCCTGTCATGTCCACTATACACTCTCTGCATGTTGTTTTCAGACCAACCATAATCAACAAAGTCTGAGTACATCTGTTCTACTAGAGATGTAGTGGGAACAAGGATAAGAATCTTATCTGTTTCTTTTTCTTTCAAAAGCAACTTATAGTAACGTACAAGAATGTAGATTATGAGGGACTTACCCGAAGCAGTAGGACTAAGCAACAAAGCACGATGTTTTCTGATAGCAAAATCCACGGCATCCACTTGGTAATCACGAGGTGATATAGGGTTGCCTCTAGACTTGAGTTTAAGTCCATTGATGAATCCATTAAGTATTTCTCTGTCAAGTTGTTTCTCATCTTTTAATTCCTCACTAATTTCATAGGGTTCTTCCCAATCTTCTAACCACTTCTCTAAATACGAGAGAAGTCCAAGATACAATTCTCCTGTCTGTGGAGAGTACAATCTTATCTTTCCATCCCAAATACGGTTTCGATATGCAGGCATAAACTTTGCGCCTGGCACTTCGAATGTGAAATGGTCTGATAACGAACGAGCAGTGGAGGGTTCGGCAGATACTTCTAAGTATACCTCATCCTTCTTTGTAACTTTTGTTGTCACTAGACAACACCATCTACAAATTTACGCCATTCAATTGCGTTTTTAATTTCCCAGTTACGATTACCAACCTGTTTTAAAATACGTTCACAGGTGTCTTGACATATCTTGAAATACTCTACCTTCTGTTTTGCCTTAATAAGGTCAATATCAGAATCAAGGTAGATGTGCAAGTCTGCTTTGAGTATTTTATGATCGAATGGGTTGTCACGATAAACGGAGGCGTCAGCCTTCCCACCATAGTACTCCCACTTCTTTCGATAGAGTACATGATACTCGCCGTTTTTTAAAAGAACGAGTTGTCTAAAGTTGTTGTATATAGTAATATATTTTTGGTGAAGAGATGCGGCCCTTAGAGATTCATCTCCAAGTTCTAGGTTATCTATCTTCAAGTCTTTTTCGGCGGTTGCCTGCAATTCATCTAGTGTCATAATAATTCCATCTTATAGGGTGTGAACAGGGTCAACGAACTTACTGTTCTATATTTTCTCTCAAATCCAGAGAACCAATTAAGGGTGTCTAAGTCGAATCCCCCTGTTCACGTTTATATTTATAATCTCTTAAATCTTAGATCCAAGGACTTCTAAGTTATAGTAATCGTAATTCATTGTCATGGTAGCAGTCAAATTTTGTGCATCTGTGTCCTTAGTATCAAAACTTACTCCTGACAGAGATGTAGGATATACATTTTTAAAATTAACTTTAACTGTAGGATTGTTTTTATTAGTCATAATCATCAAGGTTGCATCACTCTGGAGTGTAGATACATTTGCTGTGCGACTTGATACACTTGTTCTTGTCACCGCAGCGTCTGAAATTGCATCTGCGAACTGAGCAGTATTTTCTGGGAATCCAATACCTACCATCCAATCATGGATTTCACGCCAGTTTGAAAGGTTCTCCTGTACAGCAAATGATATCTCTAGAGGTTCATAGTTAACTGTGTCCCCCATCATATTAAGTGAAGTGAACCTAGTGTTAAGTACTGCGTCACCTGAGAATGCAATGCCGGGCAAGTTTACTTCTTGAATAAAATATTCTGTGTTTGGTATTTTTAGAATAGAAAATCGGAATTGAGTTGGGCGGGCCAGATCAAGATTGTCTGGTTGTCTATCAAGCGGGTTTGTTTTAACTATTGCCATTTTTGTTTTCCTCTAA